AATGGCTGAAGATATCTATCTCGGTAATCCGAATCTAAAAAAAGCAAATACTGCGATTAACTTTACCCCTGATCAGGTTAAAGAATTTATCAGGTGTAAGCAGGATCCGATTTACTTCACAAAAAATTATGTCAAGATTGTTTCTCTTGATGAAGGTTTGGTGCCATTTAAAATGTGGCCCTTTCAAGAGAAATTAATTAGAAATTTTCACGAGAAACGATTTAATATCTGTAAGATGCCTAGGCAGACTGGTAAGTCTACTACATGCGTATCTTATCTTCTACATTACATTGTTTTTAACGATAGTGTCAATGTTGGAATTCTAGCAAACAAAGCAGCGACAGCAAGGGAGCTTTTAAGTAGGCTACAAACTGCATACGAGAACTTGCCAAAGTGGATGCAACAGGGTATTCTATCCTGGAACAAAGGTAGTATGGAGCTAGAGAATGGCAGTAAGATATTGGCAGCATCTACATCTGCAAGTGCTGTCCGAGGTATGTCGTTTAACATCATCTTCCTCGATGAGTTTGCGTTCGTTCCAAACCATATTGCAGAGTCATTCTTTGCCTCTGTTTATCCTACTATTACTTCTGGTAAAAGCACAAAGGTAATTATGGTTTCAACGCCTCACGGCATGAACCATTTCTATAGATATTGGCACAACGCACAACGAGGGAAAAACGAATATACTGCAACAGAAGTTCACTGGTCAGAAGTACCTGGTAGAGATGCTGAGTGGAAAGCACAGACTATTGCTAATACTTCAGAGCAGCAATTTAAAGTTGAGTTTGAATGCGAATTCCTTGGATCTGTTGATACTCTTATTAGTGTTGCTAAGTTAAGAAATCTTGTTTTTGATGATCCAATACAGAACAATGGAAAGGGCCTCGTGGTATATGAAAAACCACAGAAAGACCGTGACTATATCGTAACTGTTGATACTGCGCGTGGCATTGATCATGATTATTCAGCATTTGTAATATTTGATATTTCAGAGTTCCCATATAAAACTGTAGCGAGATATAAGAACAATGAAATTAAACCTATGCTATTCCCAAATATTATTTTGGATATGGCAAAGGCTTATAACAATGCCTATGTATTGGTTGAGGTTAACGATATTGGAGAGCAGGTTGCGTCAATTTTACAATATGATCTAGAATATGAGAATATGCTGATGTGCTCTATGAGAGGTAGAGCGGGTCAGCAAGTAGGTACAGGTTTTAGTGGTAAGAAAACCCAGATGGGTGTCCGAATGACCGCTGCTGTAAAGAAGACTGGTTGCTCAAATCTAAAGGCATTGGTAGAGGAGGATAAACTAGTAACCAGTGATTATGATATCATTGCAGAACTAACAACATTTATTCAAAAGAAACAATCTTGGGAGGCAGAAGACGGGTGCCATGATGACTTGGCAATGTGTCTAGTCATCTTTGCATGGTTAGTTGCTCAAGATTATTTTAGAGAGATGACGGACAATGATGTTCGTAAAAGAATCTATGAAGATCAGAAGGATCAAATCGAACAAGACATGGCACCTTTTGGATTTATTAGCGACGGTTTTGATGATGATGAAATTGTAGATAATGAGGGCACAAAGTGGACATTAGATAAAGAAGCAACAGCCACCTATGGTGACATGTCATATATGTGGGACTATAATTGATGGATTTAGGAGATGAGTTTGATCAGGAACATTTTCTCTTTAAAGAGAGGAAATGTCGCACTTGCTGTAAGGTAAAAGAACTCACTTCTGATTTTTACAAAACTAGAAGGGGTAGTGGTCCATCATCTTATTCTTACGAGTGTAAGGAATGTACGATCAGTAGAGTTAGTGCAATGAGAAAAAATGGCACAGTTCCAAAGTGGGAATATCCTGATTGGTAGTATGTTCGTGCATTGTTTCCCCGCTCAAAAAGGTCTAAACTCTAAATATTAGTAGACAATTTTGGATTCTATTGGGAGTTACAGATGCCGCTCAACTTAGCATCTCCTGGAATTGTAGTAAGGGAAGTTGACCTCACCCAAGGTAGAGTAGATCCTACTTCTACCAAGGCTGGTGGTCTTGTTGCTCCCTTTGCTAGAGGTCCAGTAGAGAAACCCACACTTATTGAAACCGAAGCGGATCTCCTAGAGACATTCGGTTCACCATATAAGGATAATAACCATTACGAGTATTGGTTAACAGCATCATCGTATCTTGCATACGGTGGTGTGCTCAGAGTCGTTAGATCTGATGATTCAGGTCTTAAAAACTCCTTCGTTGGTACTGCAAGCAGTGTCATCATTAAGAGTGTAGACGATTATGTAAATAAAGGATACGCTGAGGATACAATTTCCAGTGTAGTAGTCGCCGCAAGAAATCCTGGTTCCTGGGCAAATGGAATTAAGGTTGCCGTCCTAGACGGTCGTGCTGATCAAATCATCACAGGTATCGATACCACCGCAGTTCTTGGATTCTCCTCAACTGCTAACGGTGGTCTTGCTGCTGTTGCTGGATATACTAACGGTATTTCTGATCTTGACCTGAGTGTAGGTCTTGGCGTTACTCAATCAGTTCCTTCTGGAACCGTTGTTGCTGGTGTAGGTGCTACCTCCCTGCTCGATGGTTACCTTAAAGGTGTCATCACCGAAGTTGGTACTGGCCAAGTTTCTATTAAGGTTGTGTCGCACATTAGCGCAGCTGGTACAGAAACTTCTGTTGAGTATGCTCCTGGTGGAGTTTATGAATTCCAGAACTCTGGAAACTTCAGCGTCCATGTTCAGTCTGGTGTTGGTGCTGGTCAATTTGGATGGACTGCTAGCACTGTTTCTTATGGATCCAGTTTTGCTAATACAGACTTCCTCACCGCTCTGACTGGTGCTGGTATTACCGCTGGTGATGCTCGCTATACTAGTGCTGCAGCATATACGGGTGTTGTTCCTTATTCTGGAGCAACTGACTGGTTTGACAATCAAACAATTAATTTGAGCAATGGAGATACTATTGCTTGGAACTCTCTTGCTGATAGACCTGGCACTTCTGCATACGCTGCAGCAAGAAACGCAAAAAATGACGAAGTTCATGTTGCTTTAATTGATGACGCTGGTAAAATTACTGGTAACGCTGGAACACTTCTTGAGAAGTACATCGCTTCCTCTAAGGCAAAAGACGCTGTATTCTCCGCTGGTTCTTCTTCTTACTGGAGAAAACTGATGGAAGTTACCAGTGAGTATGCTTTCGGTGGTGGTGCTCCTACTGGAGTCGTTGCTGTTGATCTTGATGCAGACTTTGATCCTAAGACAGACATTGCATGGGATCAAGACGCTGAGGATGTATCCTTCGCTGCTATCGGTAACTATCAAGCATCATTTGCTGGTGGACTTAACTACGGTGGTAAGGCAACCATCGATGCTACAGATGCTCTTAAAGTAAGCGTAGGAGATCTTTCCACTGGTTACGATCTTCTTTCCAACAAAGATGCATATCAGTTAGACTTCCTGATCATGGGATCTGCTGCTCACGGTAGAGAAGCATCGCAGGCACTTGCTAACAAACTGATCTCGGTCGCTGAACTGAGAAAGGACTGTGTTGCTTGTATCTCTCCGTTTAGACAAGCATTCCTTGCAACCTCAGGAGATGGTGAAGATCTGACACTGAATGGAGATACGATTACTTCTGCAGTAACAGCGTTCTACGCTTCCATAACATCTTCCTCCTACGCTATCCTGGATAGTGGTTATAAGTACATGTACGACCGCTTTAGCAAGCAGTTCCGCTATGTACCTTTGAATGGTGACATTGCTGGTCTTTGTGCTAGAAATGACATTAACAACTTCCCCTGGTTCTCGCCAGGTGGTACGACAAGAGGTGCAATCCTCAATGCAGTTAAACTGGCGTACAATCCATCACAAGCAGAAAGAGATAAGTTGTACTCTTCAAGAGTCAACCCTGTAATCTTCTCGCCTGGTGCTGGTATCATCTTGTTTGGTGATAAGACAGCTCTTGGTAAGTCATCTGCCTTTGACAGAATCAATGTTCGCCGTCTCTTCATCTTCCTTGAGAAGGCAATCTCTTCGGCAGCAAGAGATCAACTCTTTGAGTTCAACGATGAAATCACGAGACTTAACTTCTTAAACATTGTAGAACCTTTCCTCAGAGATGTACAATCTAAGAGAGGTGTCACTGATTTCGTCGTAGTTTGTGACGAGACAAACAACACCGCTGCTGTGATTGACAACAACGAATTCGTTGCTGACATCTTTATCAAACCTGCTAGGTCGATCAACTTCATCGGTCTGACATTCGTTGCTACTCGCACGGGCGTCAGTTTTGAAGAAGTTATTGGTCGAGTTTGATCGCCTTAATAATAAACTCAAAGGAGAAAACAACTAATGGCTATCAATTCACAAAATCCACCAAAGACCTCCGACAGGACTATTGACAAGTTTAAGTCGAGACTGTCTGGTGGTATCGCAAGACCCAATCTCTTTGAAGTTGTTCTTGCTTTTCCAGATGGAGTAGTAGATGCATCTGTTGCTGATATTGACGCTAAGGCAAGATTCCTTGTCAAAACAGCAGCACTTCCTGCATCTAATGTTGCTCCCATCAGCGTTCCTTTCAGAGGTCGTACTCTGAAGATTGCTGGGGACAGAACATTCGATGAGTGGACTATTACAGTCATCAACGATACTGACTTCGCACTCCGCTCTTCTTTTGAGAGATGGATGAACTCACTATCGAAAGTGTCTGACAACGCTGGTCTTACTAATCCAGAAGATTATACCAGAGATGCCTATGTGTATCAACTTGGTAGATCTGCTGTTGCTCCAAACTCTCAAGAATCGGATCAAAATCTTCCAGTTCTTAGAACTTATAAATTCTATAGTATTTTTCCAACTAACATTTCTCAGCAAGATCTTTCTTATGATCAAACTGATGCAACCGAAGAGTTTAGTGTAACTCTGCAGGTACAATGGTGGGAAGCTGCCGGAAACGGTGGAGATGTCGCTTGATAAATAGTCTTTGAGTACAAAGATTCTATATTTGAAATGGCGAAACTCTTCGGATTTTCTATTGATGACAACGAAAAAACCCCCAAGGGTGTAGTCAGTCCCATTCCCACTACAGGTGAGGGTGGGGCTGATTATTATATTCAAGGGGGGTTTTCTAGTCAAGTTGTAGACATTGAAGGCATCTATAAAACTGAGCATGAACTCATTAGAAGATATCGGGAGATGGCATTACACCCAGAGGTGGATAATGCTATCGAAGATGTAGTAAATGAAGCTATCGTATCAGATACAAATGATTCTCCTGTAGAAATTGACCTGGAGAATTTAAACTCTAGCGATGGCATTAAGAATATTATTCGCAAAGAATTTAAGCATATCAAAGATCTTCTTGATTTTGATATCAAATCTCATGAAATTTTTAGAAATTGGTATGTTGATGGTAGACTATACTATAACAAAGTAATTGATATTCAAAAACCCCAAGACGGTATTCAAGAACTTAGATATATTGATCCTCTCAAGATGCGCTATGTGCGTAAAGAAAAGAAAGGTCCAAATGATAGAAATGATATCTTTACAAGATCAAGTGAAAGAGAAGAGCAAAGAGTAGCTTTCCCTGAGATTGAAGAGTATTTCATGTATACTCCTAAACCACAGTACCCAACAAATATTGCAGCCGCTGGCGGAAGCACTGCAATGAAGGGAGTGAAGATTACAAAAGACTCTATTACATATTGCACCTCTGGTCTTGTAGATAGAAATAAAGGCACTGGTCTTTCATATCTCCATAAGGCAATCAAGTCACTCAATCAACTCCGTATGATTGAAGACTCTCTGGTTATCTATAGATTATCACGCGCACCAGAGCGTCGTATTTTTTACATTGATGTTGGCAATCTTCCTAAGGTAAAAGCAGAGCAATACCTTCGTGAAGTTATGATGCGTTACCGTAATAAGTTGGTGTATGATTCCAACAGCGGTGAGATTCGTGACGACAAAAAGATGATGAGTATGCTGGAAGACTTCTGGCTTCCTCGCCGTGAAGGTGGTCGTGGTACAGAAATTACTACACTGCCTGGTGGACAGAATCTTGGCGAACTTGCTGATATTGAATACTTCCAATCTAAACTCTATAGATCTCTAGCTGTACCCGAATCAAGAATCGCTGGTTCTGGTGACGGTTTCAACCTTGGTCGTTCCAGTGAAATCTTGAGAGACGAACTTAAGTTTTCTAAGTTTGTTGGTCGTCTGCGGAAGCGTTTCAGTGCAATGTTTCTGGATATGCTAAAGACTCAATTGCTTCTAAAAAATATTGTTACTCCCTCAGATTGGGAAGTGATGTCTGAGCATATTCAGTTTGACTTTATATATGATAACCACTTTGCAGAACTGAAAGATAAAGAACTGCTCGAAGGTCGCCTTGGTCTTCTTGCAATGATTGAACCTTATGCTGGTCGCTACTATTCTACGGAATATATTCGCCGTCAAGTTCTGCGTCAGCGTGATCAAGAAATTGTTGAGATTGACTCACAGATTGAAGAAGAAATTGCTAGTGGAGTTCTCCCAGATCCCAACCAACAAATGTTGGAATTGGAGCAAGGAGCGATGATGGGGCAAGAAGATCCAGAGATGATGCAAGGTCAAGAAGATCCTGCAGCATTACCTCCAGCAACTAATCCACAAAAAGCGCAGTCTAATCCGTCTGGCGGAGAGATCTAATAAATAAGTTTATACCTCTTGATTTTTATCCATGGAAGAATTAGTTAATATGATTGCAACGGATTCGTCCGCTGTTGATATTAGTGATCAAATCAAGGACTTACTATATCAAAAAGCTGCTAGCAAAGTAGATGCAATGCGTCCCGATGCTGCTGCATCTTTGTTCGATTCAACAACAGAAACTGGAGAAGAATAATGGCACTAGCATC